GAGCCTCACCTTCCTGTGATAGTAGTGGATACACAGCCCGATCAACTACGTTGTCCATGGCCCGTACTACGTGTGGGATGTCATGGCGTAGCTTGTCGAAGTCAAAGGCGTAACCACCTACTGCACCTTCCTTGAGGTACTTAGTCAAGTTGAATGAACCAAGTAGACAAGCACCGTTAGGTGGCAGGGGTTGCTCACCACAGGGGTTGGTAGCTGCGATAGTCTCACAGTAGTGTAGGTTGTTCTTCTGGTTGATACGATCGATGAACAAGATACCTGGCTCTGCCCAGTCCCAAGTCGAGCGAAGGATGTCGTCCCACAGGGCGCGAGCATTGATGGTATCGTAGACACGTCCTTCAAAGACTAGATCGAATGTACCGTCTTCCTTAACCGCTTGCATGAACTTGTCAGTAACACCAACAGACAGGTTGAACTGTGTAAGTGTAGTTGAGTTGTTCTTGACTCGGATGAACTCTGCGATGTCAGGGTGATCTACCCTTAACACACCCATTTGGGCTCCGCGTCTGTGACCTGCTGAAGAGATAGTCTTACATACTGCGTCAAAGATACCCATGAAGCTAAGAGGACCGCTAGAGCGGCTGTCTAAGCCCTTGATAAGGGCCCCTGAAGGGCGAAGCGTAGAAAAGTCATATCCGATACCCCCGCCTAGTTGCATCGTTGTAGCAGCCTCCTCAGCGGCTTTCATGATGCCTCCCATGCTGTCTGGAATTGTCATAGAGACGAAGCAGTTGTATGGAGTCACTCGACGTGGAGCACCCATCGCTGACTGTACCCGCCCAGCTGGCATAAACCGCATGTCATACAGGATGTCACGGAAGTTAAGGAAGTGTTCTTGGTCGTCTTGTAGAGCCTCGGCTACCCGTGTCATCGCACCCTTGAAGCTCTCCCCTTTGGAGCGGTACTTCATGGCATGGATTTCCTCGGAGATACCGATGGATGGTCCGTAGTTGTCTTCTGGTGTTGAGTTCTTAATCATGTGTAGTTCATCCAATTGCTAAATAGTTCCATTACAGTGTATAGGCTGTTGTTCTCTCTACTTCCCACGTTGTTGTTTATCCTCTGAAAGCCAGACCATTCGGTCAATATCAACACGGTTAATCCCGATGTCTTTCAACTCTTTGTCTGATAATCGGTTGAGCTGTTTGATTGCCTTACGATGCTCGGACCGTGTTGCCAAGTAGTTTGTAAGTCGCCATAAGTATTTCATCATCTGTTATCTCCATTTCCACGAATCACACCGCGAGCAGCACGGTCATCTAACTTCTTCATATTCATTTCCATAACCTCAGCCAAGCTGCTGTCGAAATAGTTAGCTAGTGCTGTGGCGTAGAACACAACATCTCCAATCTCTTTGATGATGTCGTCCCTGTCTAACTTAGAGCTATCTCTTAATAACTTCTTAGTCTTCTCGGCTACCTCACCGGACTCACCGACAAGCCCTAGAACATTCTCGACTAACCGGGTCTCACCCTCTGTGACGATCTTGTCCTCAACCCAGTACGAGTACTCCGTAGGAGTAACCAGAACAGTACTTTCCCAGGCCTTTATATCTTCTATAGTAATCATCCATCTACCTCTTCTGCTAATACCTGCATTACCTTAACATCGTCTAGATCATATAGGACATTTCTAATCTGCTCAGCCATGGTTGACTGACGTTCAGCTGCGTCCAAGTCCCAGTAGAAGTATTCTGGGTCTACCTTGATCTTTACCACTACTTCATATTCCATATCGGAAACTCCAGTTATATCACATTATAGTGTTCAGGTCAAGAAGGAAGGGGTTAGTCGCCCCTAACTTTTGCATTTATCTCTTCACCCATATCCCCTTCGTAGAGCATCAATCGATACCCATTGTGCATCATACTGACCATCGGATATATTTCTCTTGATGAGTACACCCTTCCACCATTCTTTATTAGCTTGCCCAGCCCATGCTTCCGCAGCGCCCTTGTAGCAGCCGACCACAGCCCCAATCGCACCGCTACTGCCCACGTCATCTTTGAAATACATATCACGTTTATGACTGTGACCAACGCTGCAAGAACGATACCGCTTTTGTATGAGAGCATATGCGTGGTGAACACCACTGATGGCACGGCCAAAGTTGCCAGCGCCCACATAGTGAGCATAGTCGATGCCATCGTAATTATGGATGGCGGGGGCTCCATTTGAGTACTCGTGGTACTCGTCAAACCATTTCCTTGTGTTGAGGTGTGAAAACGAGATCCCATACTTCTCTCCTTCCAGTCTTGGATCATACGAAATCGCAGTCTTGATACGATGCTCATGGTTACCTTCGAAGCCATACCAAGCTGGACGCTTACGGCGTTGCTTCTTGAAGCGGTAGCGTAGTAGCTCCTGTGCTTCGTTGTACGACTCGATATCACGCCCATAGTTCTGGGACACAACGGCCTCAGGCTTACGGGTATCATACGAGTTAAGTGATTTCATATCCGCACCATCACCTAGGTCGACCACATAGTCTGGGCGGATGTCGTAGATGAGACCACCTAACCAGTCAAAACGCTCATTGCTTGTCTCGGGGGTAGCATGTCCACAACTGTATACGATTGCTGTTGTCATTACTTCTTCTCCTCATTGATCCACTCCTCTGGGATAACCTTATCCGCGTAGAGGAAGCCTTCCTTATCACACCAATCACCGTACGAGCTTTTAGCTCCCTTGTACAACTTGGCTCTTGAGTTAGTAAATACAAAGCGTATATCCTTATCAGGATACTGTGCCTTGATCTCCTTGTGTTTACGGCGGTCGGTGGAAACGAAACGTCCTTTGGTCTCGATGATGATGCCGTTACTTAGTACGAAGTCAGGCGTGTATGTTCTGGTTTTACTATCCAGCCATTTGATCTTCTCCTGTTCGTAAGTAAACTCAACACCTAATTCCTTAAGGTGTTGAGCTGTCTGCTCTTCTAGTCCTGATCGATACCCAGCTTGGATACCGTGGAATCTTGGCCGCTTAGCCATTACCAGTCCTCTACCTCGTCCACCTTAAGTGGTTTCTTAATGTCGGTAAGGTAGACTGGACCGTGTGAGTAAGCAAACATCTTGAGGCCCGGCCAGCAAGTCTTCTTAAACTCACAGTACGAGCACTCCATCTTAAGTTTCCGGTTAGGTGATGTTTTGCTCTGAGGCTCGTCTTCATATTCACGAGGTGGAGGTACTTTACTTACCGCCATCTCCTTGACTTCTTCGATCTCTTGACCTTTAGTCTTCAAATCCTCAGTCAAGTCGTACATGTCTAAGCAGATGTGTCCGTTGACTTTATCAATAACTAGGAACGCTCCGTGTGTCTTGTTGGTCACGAGTGGATCATCCTTAGCTGCGTAGACGTATGATGATAGTTGTGAGATGTAGCCGAACGGATCTTGATCGCGTAGGTTACCTTCCTTGAACTTCTTAAAGGAGTAAGGTGATGCTGACTTAACATCCACGGTCATGCCATCTATGACACAATCTCGGCTACCCTTAATACCGTGGGCAGACATCCGGTCCTGTTGACCTTCGACTGTGTGTCCTGCTTGCTGTGCAATACCTAAAGCAAGCTCCTCAATCATATCACCGTAGAAGAACTTGAGCAGGGTGTTGGCTTGGAGTGGTTCGGCTAAGTCAGTTTGATTTACCTTGTACCATAGCTTACGTTTACAAGGTGTCCCGATGGACGACATAGAAAGGTAGCCTCTTGGCTCCTGTGGGGCCTTGAACCTGTCCCTCGCCATCACTGCGATGTTGGTACCTACTTGCTGTCCGATCAGGTAGTCCCAACCCTTGAGCCCGTAGAGCACCGCTTCCATGTCTTCCACAAGAGTATCTATTGTCTTTGTCATACTATGTACCTCTTGAGATTAAAAAAGGGGAGCTAACCGTAAGGCTCCCCACGAGGTTATTTAACGCTCCTACCCGTATGTCTTGGTCTCTTAGAACGGGATGTCACCCGGTGCGACCTTAGCAGATGCAGCAGGTGCTGCCGCTGGTTTGCCTTGTGTATAGTCTTTAGGCTTCGGACCTGAGGGAGCCCCTCCATCACCACCACTGTCGAATGTAACGTGGTCGATAACTTGGACACCTGAGAGGCGAGCCCCTTTGCCCATCTTAGTGTCGTAGACATCTACGTAGACAACACCGATGGAACCGTTACCAATCAGACCGTTATCCATTGTCCACTCTGATCCGTCCGGTGCATAGACCTTGGGAGGACCAGCTGCCCAGTCACGGTCAAACTTATCTTTCCAAGGGCGCTTGAACTTAACCCGTGTACCGCGACCCTCTGGGTCTGCCTTACCTTGCTTACGGACACCTGCGTCCTTCATTGCTTTAAAGACATCATCTTCCATGATGACATCAACTGTGGTGGCACCGTCTGTCTCGACGTCATACTCACCGTTGTCTCGGTTGCCTTCGAATAGTTTAGCCCACTCGAGGATGCCGTGTAGTTCGATTGTTTTAGTAGCCATATCTATCTCCTTATAGCTCTGTTATATTCTGAGTGTAATTCTAACATATACAGAATGTACTGTCAAGTATATATTAGTGTGTATCGTACCAATTCTTACCGATATCGTAAGAACCTGGGGTCGGTATGCGAAACCCTAGCTCCTCACCAGTTTCTGCCATCGTAGTTGCTACGAGTTTACCCATGTGCTCGGCCTCCTCGTAGCTGCCTTTAACTTCGATCTGGTACTCGTCATGGATGAACCCCACCATCTTGAAGTTAATACCCTCTGCTCTAGCTTTCTTATGATAGTTGAGAAGAGTGTGTTTCATAAGCACTGACTCACCGGACTGGAGGATACCAGCTAGTGTCTTGTGCTCGTTAGGTACTCTAACCTGTCGGCCATCGTACCCTGTGAAGAACCCCTTGTCTGCGATGTAAGGAACCATACGTCTCTTAAGGGGTGCTAGACCATCAATGCCCTGCTCGAAACGTGTACGAGCAGCTGAGGCTTCCTTCTGATTGACACCAAGGATACTAGCAGTCTTAGCGACACCAGCCCCCAGCAGCCAAGCGTAGATGAAGGTCTTAGCCATGTCCCGTGTACCATGTGGTACGTCGAGAGCTTTCTTGTTCATGTTGTGGATGTCGGTCTCGTCTTCCTTCTTACCTTCCATGATAGCCTTGGCGTACATGTCAGCATTGAAGTGACGCCACATATAATCGGCAAGTACCCGAAGCTGAATACCGTCAGCGTCACAACCTACTAAGTAGCTGCCCTCCGGTACGTCCCATGCTTTGCGTAGGAAGTGATCGTACTTAGCCTTGATCTCCTGTACAGCATTCTTGGGATCACCGTGGAACGCTGAGGGGATGTTAGCCGTGTTGGGTGCCTTGTGGGCACAACGTCCTGTCCAAGCACCGATGTTGTCGATGGAGCCGTGGATACGTCCGTCATCGCATACCTGATTGATCCACTCAACGAGTGAGCTTCGACGTCCCTCAAGTGTGAGCCACTGAGCTAGACCAGCAGCGCCCTTGGGTGCATCCTCCGGTAGAGTAAGTAGGTTGTCCTCACTAACTGTCCAACCGTACCGATCCAAGTCTTTCTTCTTGTTGTCGAAGAACTCCTGGTCCATCTTGGGTATCTTCTTACCGTACGGGTCACCTACCTTCTTACGAAGGAAGTTAAGGTGTGTCTTAGTACGATCGAAGGGGGCCCAACCAGCGTCCCACAGGACGTCAACTCTGTCCTTAGCTGCCCCTGGGTTAAAGGCAACGAAGTCATAGCATAGAAGGTCGTCTCCTTGTCTCTGTGTGGATGCGTACTTCTCCTTGGACTTGATAACACTGGAGTAGGGTGTACCGTCAGCTTTCTCACGGTATTTGATGGTATTGACAAGCTCTAACTTGGGAGGGAAGTCATCTTGGAACTGAGCCTCGAGTGCATCCTTTTCCTTGGACACATCAACCAGAACACTCTCAGCTAAGGCTTTGTTGAAGTGGAAGCCGTGGAACTTAGAGCGTACCAATTCGATCTGAACGTCATGCTCAGCTCGCATAGACCTAGCCCACTTAGGATCGTAGACGATCTTGGAGAAGTGATTGAACAGAGCCTCGGTAGTGTCGAGGTCACCGTACCAGTACTCAATCATCTCAGGGGTCAGTGCAAAGAAGTCATCGAAGTCTCCCTTATGGACACCAAGACGTAAACCCCAGCTCTTTAACGAGTGTGGCCCCTTACCCCCTACAGGTGTTAGGATATCATAGTCGACTAGACGAGACACGATCAAGGTATCAATCACCTTGGTTGGGTCAAGCTTAGCGTCTAACCACTTGTTGAGGATAGGAAGATCGTATTGTACAAAGTTATGGCCAACCATCTTGTCGAGAGACAGGTGCCACTCTGTAGCTGCCTTACGTGCAACAACGTCCTCATGAATGTTCTCAAACTTAAACACCTCACCCGTGTCAGCCATCTTGCCACCGACTAGCCACACCTTGTCGGGGTGGTCGATAGCGTTAGTCTCAATATCACAAAAGGCCAACCGCATTTATAAACTTCCTATCTTATCCTGTAGTCTTGCTATCGTTGCCGCTAGTGCAGAGCCTAGGTGCTCTTCCTTGCAGTTGAGTACAACGTCATGGACATCGTACTGCGAGAAGTTACTAGTACTTCGTGACCTCGGGTGCCTGTCGGTCTTGGTAACAGGTGTCCCAGGTTCAGGTGCCTCTGTCTTCTGGGATGCACCGTTAAGATAACCAAGAAGCCCGGCTTTATCTACCGGAACCTCTACCTGTTTGAACCCACCTTTAAGTTTCTTGGCATCTGCCTGTGTCCCAGCCCAATCTCCTTCACCGTTAGTATATAATTTCATCGTACTCTCCTATCTTCCAAAGCGTGTGTAGTCCAACATCAACAAGGACAGCTCATCTTCCAACCTTTCTATTATAGCATCATCTTCACCCTCAATCAAGGCCTTAGATATCTTATACCTGACTTCCTCGATCTCAGCCTCAACTTCAGCTAAGTAGGTATCGAATCTGTCATCGAAGTCGTAGATGTCCATGTCCTCACTGTCGAGTTCAAACCAATCGTCACGGTCGGTGTGTTCGTTCACTGTGTAATCATCGTCATCGTAATTAGACATCGAAGGCTACCTCCCCTAGGATTGTTGTTTCAGGATCATAGTAGATAGATCCAGCTTTACCCAGTCTACTGAAGGGGCGGTTCTTATCAACGATGAACGTGGTAGTGTTACGCTCATCCTCATCCTCACTCTCTACGTTACGCTCCAGTTTCAAACAGATGATAGCTTCTTCTTCCAAAGAGCCAGCGTACTTGGTACGCCCATCGTCATTAACCTGTGATATAAAGATCACACCTATGTTCAACTCCTTAGCTAACTGAGCCATGCGAGAGCCGATCGCGGTGAGTAGTGAAGTAGCACCGTCAGCACCTCCTTGTGATAAGTAGGCTAGACGTTGGACGTGGTCGATGAAGACGTAGTCAACGCCGTACACTGTAGCTGCCATCCGTACGTAGTCCAGAAGCTTCATTGGATCATCATGTGAGCGTAGTTCAAACACCACTGTACGATCGTCTGCAATCTTCTGTGCTGCTGCAATGACTGCGTCCTCTGACACCTTAGCTGCTGCTGCGTCCTCCTTTGTACGGACGTTTTTACCTAACTCGTAGGTAGCCATCGCACGGTAAGTAGTAGACCGCATCTCCTCCATGTGCATCAGACCGATCTTAACGTCAGGGTCTTTCAACAGTCCACACTCGAAGAAGCGTACCATCTCTGTCTTACCACCCCCGCGAGGAGCCTTAACGAATGTCAGACCACCTTTGACTAGGCCCCTGATCTTATCGTCTAAGCCACTGTGCCCGGTGGGTACATAGCTGTACGGGTTCTCTTTAGTGATGGTCTCAGCGATGTCTGCGTCACCCATGTAGAAGTTGTCAGGGCTGAAGCGTTGAGGCTTCTTAGCTGACCACATGAGATCGTTACCGTCACCCGCCATCAGGAACTCGTTAGCATCCTTGTGCTTGCTCATGGGTACATAGAAGAACTTCTCAGGGAACAACTCGTATAGGCGCTCAGCTGCTGCCTTACCGGCTACGTCTTGCTCACCTGCGTAGATGATCTCCTTGAAGCTGTTCATGTACTCAAAGTTCTTCTTGATGAACCGCTCTGTTATAGTAGCGCTGGGCAATGACTTGACAGGGAACGACTTACCAAGAACCTCGAAGAGGGAGGCGGCATCGAACTCACCTTCTGTCAGGTACAATCTGTTGGAGCTACCTGAGTTGAAGTCAGGGCCGTACAGATCGTCTAGGCTACTGCGTTCCTTGAGCCAGAACTTCTTCTCGTCGTAGCCACGATACTTCACGTTGGTTGGCCACTTGAAGGCGTACCGTACTGGTGTACCCTCTGCGTCTAGTTGTAACTGAATACCGTAGAGTTGGCAAACGTCAGGGCTAATGCCTCGGATACCTTCGAAGGTTCCAGAAGATATCTCTCTTTGTGTCACGGGTGGTTTCCTTTCTTTTAATGGGTAATCATCTTTGGCCCAATCGAATGTCTTCTCGCGGCTTGGGTAGCCTCTGCTGCACGAGTGGCACTTGCCGACCTGTTTCTCTGGCTCCCAGCTGAAAGCGTCAGAGGAGCCGCAGGCTTCAAACGGACACGGCTGGTGTGTAGCATTATAGCTCATTACGTATCTCCCATGCTTCCTCGAAAGCATCCTGTGCGTTGACCAAGGCTTCATGGTTTCCCCATAGCCTTTTGAAGTAAGAGAGGTAGATGGACTTGATGTCCTCGTCAGATGTCCCTGCTTGGATCAACATACCCTTCTCTGCGTAGTGTAGTCTGTTAGCCTCCCTTAGGAAGTTAGGAGTTAGCTTTGACATAGTAGTTACTCCTTTGCTGTCTGGTAGTAGGCACCTTCCGGCAAGTCCATCGCCACCAGTATGTCTTTCAACTGTTGGTAGCTGAGTTCCAGAACCTGTGCCCGGTTTGTGTCGGGTAGGACTTGACTGATATAGACAACGTCTGCGTCCATTACAACCTCTACATCTTCAAACATCGCTGTCTCGTCCAGCGTGGTGATGGCGGTGTAGTCGCATTCCATTTCGATGGTAAACATCAACGTCCCTCCCAGATAACTACTGAAGCGTCAGGGAATTGCCCAGCTACGCGCTCGGCTACTTCCTTGTTTAAGAAGCCCTGAGGGATGTGGTGTAAGCTCAGGTTACCATCGTTATCGACAACGTAGGTCATACCATTAATACGTACAACAATCATCCATCTTGTAAGTTCTTTCATCTTCGATCTCCTTGTTGTGTAAGTATACCATACGATAAGGGGCCCCGCAAGGCCCCTCTGTTAAAATATTACAATTATTGCTGCGGCTATCATAAGACCTACGACAACCCCAGCTGCGAATCCTATGATTCCCGCTAGGTCAATCTCTGTCACGACACAAATCCTCATACTTAAAGAACAACTGCTCGAACTTCCACTCGTATAGCTGCTGCATACCCATCAAGGTGCTCATCATTTCATCATGTGTAGGCTTACGTTCACCGTTACCGATCTGTTTAAACACTGTCTCAAGATCGTTACATACACGCCAACAGTCCAGTATCATTAGCTCTAAGTCATATAGTTTAGTCATCTTCTATCTCCTTCAGTGCATCCCACAATAAGGGGAACAACTCATTCATCTTCATTGGTCAATGCGTCCCATGCTATCGGGAATAGGTTAAGCATCATGTTGTCGATCTGGTCAGCTACGATACGTGTCTCACCCTGGGTGTCACCAGTACACCGGAGATTGCACATCTTAGCGAAAGCACCAAGGCTTCCAGACCAGTACCACTCAGTCATATGGTTGAGAGGTAGGACAACACGTGCTTGCTCTTCACAGACACCCATTGAGAGTAAGTACTTGTACCGTTGAGAGGCATCGTCATTGCTTTGTTTTATGATACCTTCCAATTTAGGTAAGCCCATCTCACAACCTGAGCCTTGCTTCTTGTCCTTGGTGGCCTCACGTAGCACAGGGTTGTAGAACTCGGGATCGGAAGCCACATAGCGACGACTGATCTCATTCCAGACTAGGTACTCGTGTTTGACCAACTGCCTAGCGACAAAGATTGGAGCCTTGACGTGGAAGGAAGCGAAGGCGTGGTTGAACGGGCTGAAGTGTTTATGCTTAGCCAAGTATCGGATCAACCTGCTATCCTTCTCGATGTCAAAGGTATCAACCTTCTTGCCGAAGGACACACGGGCCGAATTGACAATCGTCAGGTCCGTTCCCATGCTGTCCACCAATGTTACTGCTATATCTGACATACTGTCACCTTACATTTGTATTTTGAGTAATTGAGAAACGATGTCAATAGAGCCGCACTGGTAAACACCAATGTCTCACTCTGGTCATCGAAGTATTCAGGTGTCACGTGATACGTCATCATCGTACTCCCTTCCCATTTCCATTAATGTTGTTACGAGTTTGTTATGGGAGTCGATGGTCTCACACAGGATATCATCAACCTCCTCTAAGGCCTGTTCGAGTTGCCAGACCTTGAAGGTGTTGTAGAGTGTGAGGGTACCCATAGCCGAGAGTACAATTGTAATCGGTTCCATCGCCATCTCCTTAGTGAATTGTTTGACTGTATTGGGTTACAACTGCGTTCAAGTAGTCCTCGAACTCTTGCTTGGCAATACCCTTCGAGATTAGAAACTGTTGGTGATAGTACAGAACCTCGAGCAGTGCGTTGATATACTCAACTGTTTTCTCACCTAGGTCATCATCTTCTTCCATCTCTTTCGTCCCTTCTCTTTATGTATACATTGTGTATATACTTCATGTTCTTCTTCTTCATCTCTTTTGTCAAACCTTTCAAAAACTTCAAGTGTTTCTTCAAGTGAACAACAAGTTGTATTATAAAGAAGTCTTCACTTTGTGTCAAGTGAAAAGCGACAGAGGAGGAGAAGTTTATACTTAGTGTTACCTTTATGACACATAGTATGACATAACGTGGTCAACTTCGTCGATGATATCGTCAGCACCAGAGTAACCTTCACTGATAACAACTAGGTCACCTTCGATTGAATTGTTGTCAGCCCATGTGACAGCCTTCTTTAGATCCTGGGATGTCGTTGAGTCCACCAAGGATTTGTTTGACATGATCTTAGCGATGTAAGTGTAGGACATAGTAGTCTCCTTAAGATTGAT